CTATATTGCGCCTCGTTGCCTTAACAAGGCTGCATTTTGAGGACTGAGATTATGGGCATTTTGGATTAAAGCGCCTGGAGCAGTAAGCGCGTCTTGCTGCGAAGCCCAATCTAGCGTGATTGGGCCTATTTTGCCTGAGTGATAAGGGACTTGCCAAAGACGAATCGTTTTGTCCTGTCCTGCAGCGGCTAATACAGTTGTTTCATCCTGAGTGGGTTTCCACGCAACGGCAAAGATAGTACCCGTCCAGCCTCGGAGTATCGCTTGACAATCGCCTGTTTGGACAGACCATAGCCTGACTGTTTGATCCCCACTTCCAGAGGCGAGCCACTGTCCATCGTTTGAGAACACGACACTCGTCACCTGAGCCGTATGCCCGATATAGAAATGAACCAGGGCGCGTTTGCCCGCTACGCTCCATAAATTCACCGTCTCATCCCCACTTCCAGAAGCAATCCATTGGCCATCGCTTGAGAACGCGACACTCGTCACATCACACTCATGCCCTTCATAGGTGTGGGCCAGGGCACGCTCACCCGCCACGTGCCACAGCTTCACCGTCCGATCCAAACTTCCAGAAGCAATCCATTGGCCATTGCTTGAGAACATGACGCCCATCACACTATTCGTATGCCCAGTATAGGTGTGAGCCAAGGCGCGTTCACCCGCTACGCTCCATAGCTTCACCGTGCTATCCTCACTTCCAGACGCGAGCCACTGGCCATCGCCTGAGAACGCGACACTATTCACACTACTCATATGCCCAGTATAGGTGTGAGCCAAAGCGCGTTCACCCGCTACGCTCCATAGCTTCACCGTGCTATCCTCACTTCCAGACGCGAGCCACTGGCCATCGCTTGAGAACGCAACACTCCTTACCTCATGCTCATGCCCAGTATAGGAGCAGACCAAGGCGCGTTCGCCCGCCGCGGGCCATAGCTTCACAGTATTATCATCACTTCCAGACGCGAACCACTGGCCATCGCTTGAGAACGCGACACTATTTACACTACTCGTATGCCTAATATAAGAGTGGGCCAGAGCGCGTTCACCTGCTATGTGCCATAGCCTCACCGTCTGATCATAACTTCCAGACGCGAGCCAATGGGCATCGCTTGAGAACGCAACACTCCTCACTTCTTCCATATGCCCGGTATAGGAGCGGGCCAAGGCGCGTTCGCCCGCCGCGTACCATAGCTTCACAGTATTATCATCACATCCAGACACGAACCACTGGCCATCGCCTGAGAACGCGACACTATTCACACTACTCATATGCCCGGTATAGGTGTGAACTAAGGCGCGTTCACCCGCTACGCTCCATAGCTTCACCGTCTCATCCCAACTTCCAGAAGCAATCCATTGGCCATCGCTTGAGAACGCGACACTCGTCACACCATACTCATGCCCTTCATAGGTGTGGGCCAGGGCACGCTCACCCGCCACGTGCCACAGCTTCACCGTGCTATCATAACTTCCAGAAGCAATCCATTGGCCATCGCTTGAGAACATGATACCCACCACACTATCCGTATGCCCGTTATAGGAGTGTGCCAGGGCCCGTTCACCCACTACGTGCCACAGCTTCACAGTGTTATCCCTACTTCCAGACGCAATCCATTGCCCATCGCTGGAGAACACCACACTCATCACCTCACCCGCATGCCCGGTATAGGAATGGGTCAGGGCATGTTTGTCCGCCACGCGCCATAGCTTCACCGTGCTATCATAACTTCCAGACGCGAGCCACTGGCCATCGCTGGAGAACACCACACTCATCACATCACCCGCATGCCCGGTATAGGTGTGGATTCTTTGGAAATTCTTTGTTTCATAAAGATGGATAGCATTGCCTTCTGTCACAGCCAGCCAGCGCCCAACTGGCGAATAACAACACGCATAAACAGTGCTTTCCATTTCTAAAGAGGGCTTTTCGCCAAAATCGACCCTTGCCAAATCGGCTCCATCTAAATTGACTCCACGCAACCAAGCACCCGTCCAATTCACTCCTGTTAAATCGGCTCCTTGAAATTGCGTAGAATCGAATGCCCCATAACTTAAATCTGCACCAGGTACGCGTATTCCTTTAAGGTTTTTATTATTGAATTGCACCCCAGTCTTCACTAATAGCGTCAGCGCGTTAGCCGCTATAGGCTGCACCTCTTCTGTTTTCGACCGCCCGACCCAGTCCAATAATTTATCTTTTAGCTGTCTATCTTGTTGGACCCGTTCTCGTAAAAATTTAAATACCTCTGGATCGTTAACAAGACATATCAACTCAAAAAGTGCAAATTTCTCTACAACCTGATCGAGTTGCCTTGAGCCCGATAACTTTTGCAATTGACTTAATGCAAACCCCTTTAACTCTTCGTCTGAGCGGATTAAAGCCCCTTGATATTGAGCTTGAATCCTATCTTTGATTAAGTGTAGCTTTAAAATAGGCGAATCTATAGGCTCACCATTACGAGTCGCTGTAGTTAGTGCTTTAAAAAAAACCTGCCGACTCGAAAAATCCAGCAACTTTTCCATTTCTTCTCGAATTTCTAAGGGTAGCGAAAGGAACGATGGTTTCAGGGTCTTTTGTTCCGCCAGATAATGCGTAATGGCAGAATTCGAAATGGGGGTTAACATAGATATATCCTCTATACTTAATTAGGGAGCTGTTACCCCGTCTGACAAAATTCTAATAGGCCATGATCTAGCACTGATTCATGACCTATCCATATGGGTCGCCGGATTTTACACAAATAAATGACGAATGCTACCAGCTTCTCTCATTTCGTCGGCTCCACTTTCTCACCTCGGCGATTCCGCACGTAATGTTCCGTCATCTTGATACTCGTATGCCCCAACTGCTTTTGCGCGCGCCGTATATCCCACGATAACTCGGCCTTATCCGTTCCCGCTTTCGCTCTTAAATCTCGAAATTGATACTCTGCTGCACATAAGCCCGCCGCAGTGCGCGCCTGCGCAAACATCGCCTGTAGAGTCTTCAACGCAACGCGCATTCCTAACTCATTCACCACCAAATCAACATGCCCTGTGTTGTGCTCGGCTTTTCCCTTTAATATGCGATCCAGCGTCTTTTCCAGATGACCTGTGATCGCTATCCTCAGTTTTGTCTTCGTCTTGTTTTGCTGCACCAGCAGGTACCCTTCTTTTATATCCTGCTCTGTCATCTTTAAAATATCCGATGGCCGCTGACCCGTCAGATACGCTAAATCCATCGCATCGCGCAACGGTTGTCGAGCTTTCGCATAAATCGCTCCATATTCACTGTCTTCGATATACACACTGTGCCCGTCTTCTCGGTAGCCCTTAATCCCAGCCCTTTCCGGGTGTTTGAACTATTTTAAATGAGGAGTATCAACGAATCGGAGAGAATGATGCTGAGAAAACTGTTTGAACAAGCGACAGCTAAGATGCCAATAAGCGTAATGACGCGGTTGTTGATGGGTTCAGTATTTGATAGTAAGTGGATAGACGAGGTATTTGAAAAGAATAGGGAAGGGCAGTATTCGCGAGAATTGCTGTTTTCGACAGTAATAGAGATGATGTCGATGGTGTCTCTAGGGGTTTGCCAATCCTTGCATAGTGCCTCGCAGACGTATAAAGAGAAATTAAATGTGGCGCTGAGTTCACTGTACGACAAGATCAATCGCACAGAGCCTAAGCTATTACAAGAGTTAGTTCGACAGAGCGCCATGCGCTTGGCCCCGGTGCTTGCACCGCTGAATTTGCCTGTTACGCTACCCGGTTACCGAGTACGAATGGTGGATGGTAACCACTTACCGGCGAGCGAGAAGCGTTTAACAGCGCTAAAGGCGCAGACAGGAGCGGCGTTACCAGGCCATACTTTAGTGGTTTATGATTCAGATCAAAGTCTGGTTACGGATATCGTACCCTGTAAGGATGCCTATGCATCGGAGCGTACAATAATCGAGCCTTTATTAGAAAGGGCCCAGTCTGGTGAGGTATGGATAGCCGATCGGCACTTCTGCGTTATGAACGTGCTCATGGGCTTGCAAAGCCGAGGCGCGTGTTTTATCGTGCGCGAAATAGGCCGGAATCACCCGAGGCTGTCTCAAGAAAGTGAGTTGTACCCTGTGGGGCGCTGTGAAACAGGTGAAGTTTATGAGCAAACGATTAACCTACGCGATGAAGATCAAACTTGGCGTCGGATTGAAGTGCGTTTAGATCATCCCACTAGCTCGGGCGACACCCGTCTTCGTATTTGGAGCAATCTGCCTGTTGAGGTGGGCGCGCAAAAGATTGCAGATCTTTACCGCAAGCGCTGGCGTATTGAAGGTATGTTCCAACGGCTGGAAGCTGATCTCAAAAGCGAAATTCGTACGATGGGGCATCCACGTGCCGCTCTATTGGGCTTTGCCACAGCCGTATTAGCTTATAACATCCTAGCGTTACTCAAAATCGTGGTTGAGCAGGCTCATCAAGAACAAGAGGTCGAGGTATCTACTTACTATATGGCCAATGAGGTTCGTATGGCCTATTACGGAATGATGAGTTTCTTGCCACCCGAGACTTGGGACAGTTGGCTCAAATTATATCAAAGCTACTCTTGCAGATTGCTCGTCATCTCGACCCGCAACGTATTCGGGTTCGGCGGCGTGGGCCAAAAAAGCCTAAAGCTAAATCCTACGTCGATCCCCTAACAGCCAATAAGCATTTCTCCTCTACCCGCGCTATTAAGGAGGCTGCTCTTTGAGTCGACACCGGGAAAGGGCTGGCTTTTAAAGGACACTCATTACGTCTAACACTGCGCTACAACAGCATCGCGGATTATTGGGCGATGGATGTTTTTGATTTAAAGCGTGACCGCTATACCGCCCAAGGGCAACCACTGGTCTTTGGCGTGCCGATTCTATGGCACAGGCCCGTTGATTATTGCTTTATCCTGACCGATGAAAGCGGCATGGGCTTCGATCCAGCAGGCGGAGAGGATTTAGGTCAGCGCTGTCTGCTCTATATTGTGGATAAGGCAGATATCGAGCTATGAAACAATTTGGCCGCCGTTACCAGTTGGCACTCGGCAATCAGCGCGATGGCTTACTGATCGATGCCTTACGAGTCTCGTTTGATATCTGTAAAACGATTGACGCTAAACCCAATCCGGCTCAGATATCTATCTGGAACCTCAATCGCACGCATTTGAATCAACTCTTAAGTGGCGAATTCAAACGAGTGGCTTTATCCGTAGGCTATGCTGAACTGCCCTTGCTCTATATAGGCGATATCCTCAAAGCATACCTGCAACGCGATGGGCTCGACTCCATTCTCGTGTTGGAATGTGCCGATGGCGATATCGATTATCGTACTGCACGAGTCTCGCTTACTCTTAAAGCAGGCACTCCTGATAGCCAGACCATCAAACAACTAGCGCAATCGTTTAGCCATACACAATTAGGGGCTGTAGCCCAGGACGGCCCAATGGACTGCCGCGAGGTCGCGTCTTTTGCGGTAATGCGCGAGATGCTTTCAATCAACTGGCTCAAGCCAATCAATCCGACTGGTCCATTCAAGATGGCGAAGTGCTAATGCTGCCTATAAGCTAAGTATTAGCCGATGAAGCTGTTTTGGTTTCACAAGATACCGGCATGATCGGTGCGCCTGAGGTCAGTGATGATGGACTCATTATTACCGCGTTGCTTAATCCTGCGATTCGCATAGGAGGTTTGGTGCGCGTGCAATCGATCACGGAATCTTTCAATGGTGACTATAAAACTGTCAGCATCTCGCATTGCGGGGATACCTACGGAGATGAGTAGCTAACGACGATTACAGGCATTGGGGGAAGTTTTACCCCTCTTCATCGACAGGATAGACAAGAATGAACTGGCATACCCCATCACTCGATACGGCAATTGAATCCAGTATCACCACAGCACTTAAAAAGGTCCATGTGGCGCTGCCTGGCCGTATTTTGAGTTTCGATCCGAGCACCCAAACTGCCTCTGTACAGCCTCTGATTGAGCAAATTTTACAGCATGATCAAGCTGCCCCTTTGCCGATGCTGACCGATGTTCCAGTGCAGTTTCCGCGAGGCGGGGCGTTTGTGATGACCTTTCCAGTGGCACCAGGCGGTGAGTGCTTATTGGTTTTTGCTGAGCGCTGTATTGATGGTTGGTTCGCCAGTGGCCAATCCAGCATACCACTCGATTATCGCCTGCATGATTTATCCGATGGCTTTGCGCTGATGGGGTTTTCTTCCTTACCCCATGTCATTCCGAATTTAGCCAATGACGCGGTGATGATGCGCACGCTCGATGGCAGCGCTTATTTCAAGCTCGATCAAGCAGGGCAAATGACGATTAGTGGAACACAACTGACGATCCAATGTCCGGTCGTTGTTGAACAACTGTTGACCTATCAGGCGGGTTTAAGCGGCACCGGCAGCGCAGCAGGCACTACCATCAGCGGCAATATTTCGCATAGCGGTGGGGAGCTCAGCTCCAATGGCGTAACGCTGCACTCTCACCAGCATAGTGGCGTCAAAGCCGGCGGTGACCTCTCAGGCGGTCCACAATGAAAGTACGGCGGCTCGATGCCAACCACGACTGGACATTCGGACAGGGACGAGCCAATTACGCCAACCATGCTGAATCGGTCGCTCAGCGCGTCAAATCTCGCTTATTGTCGTTTCAAGGCGATTGGTTTCTTGATCTGGAACACAGCCTACCATGGCTACCCAACTTTGAACGGCCTGCGGATTTACGGCAAATTGAATCCATGGTCAAGCGCACGATTTTGCATACGCACGGTGTACGCGAGCTTCTAAATTTAGAGTTGGAATGGGACGCCAGTACGCGTCGTTTAACCATTACCGCTCAGCTTAAAAATCACGATGATCAATTGATAGAGATCACGAATTAGATTCACCCCCCAAAAGGAAAAAACCCATGCAAACTGTCAATATTAAACTTGCTGCATTCTATAAAATACTGTGGCATATTGCCGCGGCCATATTTATCGGCATGACCCTTGGATGCGTGCTCGATATTCTTAAAGTGATATGCCTGTCTTAAAAACATGGCACACCTCACTGAACAAGGGTTCATCATTGAGCGATTGGATACTAATCTCGCTCAGCTCGATGCAGGCTTTCGCACGATTTATGGCGCTGACATCAATACCGATCCTGATAGCCCCGATGGGCAGTTCATTGGCCTGATCGCCCAAATTAAAACCGATCTGGAAGAGCTCGCGGAATCCATTTACAAAGCGCTCGATTCCGAAGCCGCCAGTGGCGTTTGGCTTGAGCAACGCGTCGCCTATGCCGGATTAACTCGCAGACAAGCACGCTACAGCTATCTACGCAATACGATCTTAACCGGCACACCCCGCACTTTGATTCCGGCAGGCGCAGCACTGACCGATCCGCATCATCGACGTTGGTTATTGGCTGCCGATACGACGCTTAACAAAAATGGCTCAGCTCAGGCCGACTTAAAAAGTGAAACGCTCGGCGCATTGACTTTGCCTGCACAAACCGAACTCACCATCGAAACGCTCTTTTTAGGATGGCGCTCAGCTCAAAGCAACCAAGCCGCAGAAGTCGAAGAAGAGGAAGAAACCGATGCCGAACTGCGAGGCCGTTTCTTTATTAGTCGAGCAAAAGCAGCACAAAACTCGGTCGATGGGATGATCGTCAAGTTGCTTCAACTCGCTGATGTCAGGCAAGCGGTGTGTTTAGAAAATGACAGCAATATTCCCAATGCCGATGACGTACCTGCGCATAGCCTAAATATTATTGTAGAGGGCGGCTCTGATACCGAAATTGCTCAGGTGATCTTTGAGAATAAAACCGCTGGCACAGGGTTACGCGGCGAAGTTCAATGTCAAATTCGTGACAACAAGGACATGGCTCGCACTATTCGCTTTGATCGACCTGCTGTCGTCGCTTGTGCCGTCTATCTCGAAGTACGCCGCAATGCGCATTTTACTGCGGTGGATGTCGATGCAATCAAAGCCGCCATTGCACAAACTCCTTTCAGCATTGGTGAAGCAGTATTGCTCTCGCGCTTATATAGCCCGATTAATACCGTACAAGGGTTTTGGGTTGAAACGCTCAGGATTGGCCGGCAGGGCGAAACACTGACTGCCAGCAATATTGAGTTCGGCGTGCGCGAGATGGCGCGTTTTGCAAGTGCTGATATTGAAGCCATCTTGCTGTAGACACCAACTCGGATACACACCATGTCTTATGATTCACTACTCATTTGGCAGTACAAAGGCAAACCCAAAGCACGTGCCACCGCACAGCTGATCGATCAGTATTTTAGCGACACATGGCAGGGCTTCTCCGACCTGCCCAATGCACTCAATATTGAAACTGCTTCGGGCAAAAACCTCGATTTAGTCGGTCAACATGTTGGCCAATCCCGTGCCTTGACGGGCCTTGCTCCTCGCCGCCTATTTGGCTTCGAGCGTGCCCTTGGTGCTCAAGGGTTGAGCCGAGCAGGTTTAGGCGGCGGCAAATGGTATCGCATAGGCGACGTCGTCACCGATTCTGTCGTGCTTGATGACGATGACTTTCGCTTTCTCATCAAATGCCGGATCGCTAAAAACCATATGCTCGGCACGGTCCCAGATATTACGCAGGCACTCGATTTTATCTTTGGAGGGCAAGCCAGCGTCTATGACCAGTACGACATGAGTTTTACGGTCACGATTCGCAGTGATCAAGTCACCGCTTGTAAGCGTTACGCCATTCAAAATTTAGATATTTTGCCTCGCCCAGCAGGCGTCAACGTCAAATATGTCGTCTTAGCCAACATCACCGCTTTCGGATTCGCCGGTTCACCTGGCGCATTCGCTTTTAACCATGGAAAATTTGCGAGGTATTTATGACTCTTTATCAACGTCCTGATGAACACGTCTTTGCTGAGGGTGCACGCCCTGGCGAAGTTCAACTCTTTCCCGATCTCTCGCGAGGTTGGGGCGTCGCCTTTGAGCAAACTGGCGGCATTCCGCCGATGGAATGGTTCAATTTTATTGGCAAACGCGCTGATGAAGCCATTCGCTATCTCATGCAACGCGGATTGCCCGAATGGTCCGATACGGAAGAATATCCTGAAAGCAGCTATATTCAATATGCTGGCAAAACCTATCGAGCCAAGGTAGAAAATAAAGGCAAAATCCCTCAAAACAGCTTGGCTGAGTGGGAAGAATGGGGGTTCACACGCGCAGCCCTCGATGAGTGCTTTCACCCCAAAGACGGGGAGTTGGCTTGGCCCAAAATCACAGCAACGCCAACAACCTTAAGTGGATATGGCATCACTAACGCCGCGCCTCTTGACAGCCCAGCATTTGTCGGCTCGCCCACCGCTCCCACGCCCAATGAGGCCAAAGATAGCAGCACAAAGATTGCCACCACTGCTTTTACTCAGAATGCGATTCTGGCTGCGTTTAATGGGCCTAACCAACAATTGCGAGACGACGATGGGTTTCAAAAATTACCTGGTGGACTGATTCTCCAATGGGGTCGGGAAAGAACCAGGGTCGGTTCATCGACAACGATTACGTTTCCGGTGAAGTTCCCAACAGTGAAACTGGTTGTTATTGTCACGGCTGTTCAAGACGTACTAAATATTTACACAACCCCTGCATACGCGACCAACCAATATAACGACTACACTGCTACGCCCAATGACAGAGATGCCGACACAGCATCCTCCACATTTAATGTCCACGGACGCCATGGAGGTAGAGTGAGTGTGCGCAAAATGTCCCCTGAAGCAGAAGAACCTGGCAAATGCTGGTTAGATTGGTTTGCTCTTGGGTATTGAGACGAACCCAATGAAATTTGAAACAACCTGGACTCACACTCAAAACAAACCGAACACTTTTATGTTTTATTATTCAAAAACAACGCGGGGTTTTTACTGCGTGGAGATACACGGCAACAAAATTCCACAGGATGCCGTAGCGATTACTCGTGAAGAGCATCGGGCATTGCTCAATGCTCAATCTAAAGGCAAAACTATTCAGCCAGATGAAAAGGGCTATCCGGTTGCCGTCGATCCTCCACCCCCTACGCCTGAACAGCGAGCGGAAATGGCTTTATACCAACGCCACGCATTGATGAACGAAGCGACTTTAAAGATCGCGCCTTTACAAGATGCCGTAGACCTCAACATCGCCACTGAGGACGAAAAACAGCGACTCAAAGCATGGAAACTGTATCGCGTCACACTCAATCGCATCGAGCAGCACTCCAGCTTTTCGACCGAGATCGAATGGCCTAAACCACCTGATGAGAATTGAGCTCAATCGATATTGTGCTGACCGCCTCCGTGCGATCTTTTTTCATCTGCAAGAATGAAACTCATGAACGTAGAGCACTATATCGACCGCCTGCTTGAGCGCGAAGGTGGTTACTCAAACCACCCAAAGGATAGCGGCGGCGAGACGCAGTGGGGCATTACGATAGCCGTTGCCCGTGCCTCAGGCTACACCGGCCAGATGAAAGCAATGCCACGGGAAACAGCGAAGGCAATCTACCGTCAACGCTATTGGCTTCAACCTCGCTTGGATCAAATCGACGCGATTCACCCTAAGCTCGCTGAGAAACTATTCGATATCGGCGTCAATTGCGGCCCCTCTATCGGCATTCGCTTTTTACAGCGGGCGCTGAATATTTTAAACGGCACAAATAAACTTGCCGTAGACGGCTGCATCGGACCAGAAACGCTTTACGCATTAAAGCAATTCAAAGCCGCACGAAACGCAAATGGCCTCAAAGTTCTACTGGCCATGGTTAATGCTCAACTCTCCGTGCACTACATTGAGATCGCAGAACATTATCCCAAAAATCAAACCTTTATTTACGGTTGGCAACTCAACCGTGTCCTGGGCGTATAAAACCCTTTATTAAAACAAACATGAACCTTCACGAACATGACCGAACCATTGCCACACTCGCTGCGATGGGGGCCGCCATTGCTATTGGCAAACTGCTTACTGGTGGTGAAAAGATCACCGCGCGGCTGATTATCGGGCGCATGATCGTCGGCGCGGGCTTAAGCGTCGCTGCGAGTTCCATCCTCACGCTCTTGCCTGAATTGCCTGCAATTGCCATTACGGGTCTCGGCGCAGCATTCGGCATTTTAGGTCAGTCTTATCTTGAATTGGCCGTGCAACGCTGGTTGGACAAACGATCCAATCATGCTGAATAATTGGATTGCCACTTTATTACGACCATTGTGCACTGCAACAACGGCCTTTTGCTTTGGCGTAGGGTGCGCAGGCTCTTTTTATTACAGTCCACGTATTCATAAAGCGCAGTCAGCGCTGGTACAGTATAAAGCTCAGCTTGCCTTGGCTCAGGCCCAACTCGCCGAAGCCCAAGCCAAAGTCGTCATACAAACTGAAATTCAATATCGTGACCGCATCAAAATCGTCAAAGAAAAAGGCGAAACCATTATCAAGGAAGCGCCTGTCTATGTCACACAAGCTGATACTGACCGTTTCGGCGTTAACGTTGGCTTCGTGCGCCACTACAACGCCGCTTTTACTGGTGAACCTGCCGGACCTCCCGCCGAGTTTGACCGAGAACCCGCCAGCATTTCGCTTGCTGAACTGGCCGAAGTCAACGCCTTTAACGCCAACGTCTGCTGGCAATGGCGCGAGCAGGCACTTGGACTCAGAGTGTTTTATCAGCAGTTGCAGCACATTCAACGATAA